GGTTCCTCGGTCGGGCGTTTAACGCCCAACTCGGCTAGTGCCATTGAAACTACATCGTCCGCTCCCGCCGCTGTCGCGGCCACATTGTCTGTCGCCATAGGATAAAACCCCTAAGAGGTGCGCCAAACGTCTGGGGGGAACCGGGACGTTAGAACCGGAGTGAAGCGCGATACGCCTCTCTATCCTCACACATAGCACACAATGTGTGCGGTGTCAATACGGGATTGTATCGTTATACGATACTTCGCTTATGTCTCGGGGCGACACTTGGATAGAATCGCATAGACTTGTTCACAAGTGACTGCACTTTGTGTCACAAAATGTGCGGTGTTTTTGCAACGACCAGTCACTTAATGACAGCTTCACGCTACATTAAGCCGGCGTAGTGTTGCCGAACGGCAACATTTTGCCGTGTCGGCGAACGGCAACCTGTAAGAAATACTTGTGAGTTGCCGAGCGGGAACATTTCGATTTTGTCGAATAGTTCAAACGTGGCTTGAACTATTGCGCAATTTGTATGCGTCTACTGGACTTTTGCCGCCTCGGCCCTAGTGGCTTCCAAGTAGTCCCACAATTCCACCAACGCATTGAGCTGTCCGTTGGCGTGGGCGAGGAGGCCTGGGTCTTTGGCGGTGGCCATGTTGCTGGCCAAGGCTACGCCGTCCGCGATGCGGTCTTGCAGGGCGACCATGACGGCTCGCCAGCAGGGCGGGGCCTGGTCGCGGGTGAAGGCGAGGGCGCCTTTGAAGTCGAACTCTTCGTCTTCAGAAACAGGGTAGCGGTCGAGGGGGATGGTTTTCGTTTTGGTGAACATAAAGTTAGATCCAGAAAGGATACATGAGCTTGTTGGCTTCGATGACGTGCGGGCCGCACTCGCGGCAGATGGGGCCGAGCTGGGTATCCACGCCATGGATGTCGTCGATGCGAAGCTGCTTGGAACACACGCCACAGCGCGGCGGCTCCTTGCTGCGGCCTCGCCATGGGCGCACGCGCGGGGGTGGGGGAACTGTGCCGCTGGGAGCCATTAGTAACTGCCTCCTCCACGCGGGCGCAGGATGTCGCCTTCGACATTGTTGCAGCCGGAGAGAACTAAATAACGAACCAGGTCGGGGAAGTCCTTACTACTGCCCTTGGTCCCGTCAGCCCCTGTCCATTCCTTCATGCACCAGATTAGGTTCTGGCAGTTCTCGCTGATGTAGAGCTTGGGCTGGTTGAGGGCGCTGATCGGCTTCTGCGTGTCGTAGTGCAGCCAGTCGTTAATGAGGGCAACACCTTCGTCAATCGTGTCTCCCGGCGTGGCGGTGAAGTCCATGCCGAGGTCGCTCATCTCTTCGATCAGCGTGGTGGGGCGTTCCTTGGCCAAGGTCTGTGCGTTCCCGTAGCGGCTGTCCATCCATCTCTCAAAGATGCGTTCGCCGTTCTCGACGCTCTTAATCTCTTCGGCATAGCGCTCTAAACCAAAGCCAAAGTCTTTCTGCGCGGGGCCTTGGCGTCCGTCTGCCTTCTTACCGTCCGGCTCGGCCCACATGCCGGGGTAGCCGACGCCCTCGACATACTCGTTCGGGCAGGGCCATTCGCGGTAGATGAAGCAACGGTTGGCACTATCGAATAGCGCCCAGATCATCGCCCAATTCCTGCCGGAGCACGGATCGACAAAGTGATAGCGGGTGCCTTCCTTGGGAATCCATTCGTGCTTGATGACGTGAACCTTGTCGCTGAATAGCGGGAAGCGGTTGTTGATCGAGCGGGTCGGAACGCCATAGGCTCGGCAAAGGATCTTCTCCCGCGTCTCGTTGCGTAGTTCCTGCTGCATGCGGTCCCATCCAGCCCATGGATTTCCCTTGGTCTGAAAGTAAATGATCGGCCGGCCCTTGCGTCCGGTCTGGACGATGGGCACTTTCTCGTAGCCGACGATAACCTTCTCGCCTTGCTTGTCCTCAAACTTGGGCAGCAGCTCCGCATCGCATTCCTCCACGTTGCTGGCGCCGGTGAGGTAATCTTTGACCGTGGGTGAGTAGCCCTCGATGGGGGTGAAGGTGACGATGAGCACGCCGTTGCGGTCGAGCAGACGGAAGCGCAGGGTCTCCAAGAAATCTATGGGCACCAATTCGTCGCACCAGACGACATCGACCTCGCCGCCCTCAATGGTGGAAATATCCTGACTGTAATTGCGGAAGATACATTGGGCGCCATTGGGGGCGACGAACTTGTTTTCGGTGAAGCCGCCTTTCACCGAGTAGGTGATATTCGTGACGGTGCTCTTGCGCGCCTGCCGCCAATCGGCTGGCATATATTTGAAGACGCGGGGCTGTTGCATTTCCACCGAGTTGGGCGCCGTCGTTTGGAAGCACCAGGCAACAGATTGCTTTTTGTGATACAATCTGTGGATCACCTCGCGCGCGGCCCATTCGGTTTTGCCGCTGCGGTTGCCGCCCATGACGAGCAGTTCGCGGTTGTCTTCCAAGAGTTGGCTGGCCTTGCTCCAGATCGGCGGGCGGTAGCCGTATCTATAAGGATCTACTTTTTCCTTTAAGATTAGTTCTTCCCGCTTGAGCAACAGATCCCAGCCCTTCTCCGGCCCGATGGCCAAGAGCACGTCCTTGGGCGGCAGCTTCATCACCGGATGCGGTGTCGGCGTGAAGCGGGAGCGGGGGGTGGATTTCTTTTCGCTCATCTAAAAAATGGCGGGGGCGGGCAAAATCCCCAAGATGCCCGCTTCCCGCCGCGCATCGGCAGGCAGCCGCAAGCAGTCGCACACCCTCTTGTCGTGCTCTTGCTTGCCGCCCGTTGTCCTTTGCGCAAAGTCATCGTTCGTCGGGCCACTCGCCTTCGATGAGCGTGTGGTCGAGTTTGAGATCGGAAAGCGGCTCGCGGTCGAACATCTCTTCGGCGAAGTCCCAGTCGTAGACTTCCGGCCGCACCAAGACGGACCAGCCGGTGCCAGACTTCCGCGCCTTGCATTCCATGATCGGCCCCAGCTCGGACTTGTGGATAATCCAGAAGGTTCCACCCGCCGTGCTCCGTGGTTTCTTTGCGGGGCGGGCCTTCACGCGAATGCCTCCTGCGGCTCACAGAACCGCACATGCTGCTTGGGCACCGTATAGTTGCGGCAGCGGCGGCCCTGTTTGGGGTCGTAGACCTCCTCGACCTGCCAGTGCTTGCGGGTCCAGCCATAGACCACGGCGGCTACGGTGCGACTGGCGTTCTCGATGATATAGGCCAAGACCGGCGTGTCGGCTTTGGCATCGACCTTGTAAGCCTCGTCCACGATGACGGTGGGATACGGATAATCCTCGCGGCTGGTGAAATGCAGGTTGGTGCGGACCTTGTGCTCGACACGGCCTTGCACCATCAAGTCGCCGTTGTCGGCGTATTGCTCGCGCACGGTCGCGTCGGGGCGGGTGCGCAAATCGCCGAGGAATTGCTGGTCTGATTTCATGCGGGTGTGTGCGGTTGTGTGCTATTGGGGTCCGCCGAGGAGACGCCATGCGAGCGCAGCCACTGCTGGAACTTGTGCGTTTCCACAGGCGGCAAGTCGGTCCATCCCGTTGGCCACCCGGTCATCCAGTCCCAAAATGCTGGATTCAATCTGCCATCCATCACTCCACGGTCCTGCGCCAGAAACGACACCTGTTCGGCCAAATTCCCCTTTGGATGCTTGCGGTAGCGATCCGCCAGCGATGCTGACCGGAAAGAAAACCTTTTCTTGCCGTCCGACGCACTTGGCGTGAGCAACCAAAAATACTCTCTCGCGGTGATGCGGGGCACCTGTTGCGGAAGCCGATAGCACGCCCCATCGCGCATCAAACCCCATCTCGGCCAAGTCTCGGAGAACGACTCCAATTCCTTCATCAAGCAAAGCTGTGACGTTTTCCACCAAGACGTGTCGCGGTCTAACGTCACGAACAATTCTGGCCATTTCCCGCCAGAGTCCGGATCGCTCGCCATCCAGCCCATTGGCCACAAACTTGCCGCCGCTGTCGTGTGTCTTTGCTCGGGACAGGTCTTGACAAGGAAACCCTCCCGAAACCACGTCAACAATTCCTCGCCACGGCTTTCCGTCAAAGGTTCGCACGTCATCCCAGACGGGAAACGGTTCCAGGCATCCGTCGTTTTGTCGCGCGACAAGAACGCTTGCGGCGTAGGCGTCGTATTCGACGGCGCAGACGGTGCGCCATCCGAGGAGCTTGCCTCCGAGTATTCCGCCACCAGCGCCTGCGAAAAGAGCCAGCTCATTCACTTGGCTCCTCCTCAATGTCCAAAGTCGGATTCGGCGCAAAAGCCAGTTGGTCGATGCGGGCGGTGAGCGGGCGGCCGTTGTCCTCGCGGATGACGGTGAGGTAGTCGTTCTCGCCGCCGCCGTTCTTGCAATAGACGTAGGTGCGGCAAGGGCAGGGGATGCCGTCAACGTAGACGCGGTCGCGGTCTGGGCAGAAGGCGATCATGGAAAGAGAGACAGGGCCACCGGCATTTCAGTGCCCAGACGCACATTGGAGCCGGTGATGGTTAGCGTTCCCTGCCAGTGGTCTCCTACGCCGGCAACTAAAGCCGGTTCAGAGACATTGTTTTGCCGGGGACGGTGCGGCCGCACCTTTTCAGACGCACGGGTGACCATGGTTGCGAGGGTAGTGGGGTGCCGTATTATCTGGGGCCGACACGACCAATAAGCCATATCCCTCTCCCGACCACAGGACACACCATACGGTGCTCCTCGTTTACTGCGCTGCCCGACAAAGTAATGGGCAGCAGGTTCCGCTTTTGTTGCGCTTACGGAACTGGCGGTTATGTGACTAGCGGGGCGAATGCCTCCTGCCGGCGCAATACCTTTGACTGCTGCTTGTAAATTCATTTGCTCTTGCGCTTGCTCATCTCCGCGCACAAGGCATCGGCCTTGCGCTTGGCGGCTTCGGCAACGAGCTTCTGCCGCTGGCCCTTGAGCAAGGTGATTGTCTTGTCGATTTGCTCGATCTCGGGTGTCATGATTTTGTATTTATCCATAAAAGTCAGGGCTGCACGGTGACGTGCCACAAGCCGATCTGCGCTACGGCATAGCCGAACCAGATGAGGCCATTCCAAAAGTTGTGATGGATAAACGCTTGGTCGATGGCCACGGCGAAATACATGAATCCGACTATGGCGATGAGGATGGCGGATGTCATGGCTTGGACTCCTTCAGCCGATCAAAGTCGGCAAGTGCCTTGAGCGCGTCGCCATAACAAATCAGCGAACGCACCTTCCATTCCTTGCGCAATGCTCTCGCCAAGTTCTCCGCGCACTCGCGCCATTGGCCGCGTTCGCGCTCCAAGTCCTGCGCAAAATCAGTCGGCACGACATGGTTGCCGCGCGCGATGTCGTCGGTTAGCGGCGTATCGCTCACTTGGCCTTGAACCCTCCGCGCTTGGCTTTCATGTCGGAGTAGACCTTCGGGCTGACGGTTGACTTGCTTTTCGGGCGGCTGGTGCCGGCCGCTTTGCGGGCATTGATGTTGGCGTATAGTCCTTTTTTCATAGTTAGCAGCTCCAAGCTTTGCGCGACCAGTAGTTGGCCGACAGTTTGTTGTCTGTGCCCTTGATGCCGCCGCTGCGGGCGCAGTAGCTGGCCTTGCGGGCGGGTTGATCTTTCTTGATCGACATGTTGGGGTCGCCGAAGCGGACCAACTTGGTCTGGTCTCCCGACTTGGCCAGCACGGCAAACTTCTTGGGGCCGTCCGGTGTGCGTTTGGGTTTGTTGTAACCGGAGAAGGTTTCTCCTCGGTATTTGATGCTCATACTTTTTTGTCTAATTTTGTGCGGGCCTGCTTGTAGAGGTAGGCGATGAGGTAGGCCCCGGTCTCCTCGTCGCTGGATTCGATGTGGCGCAGGAAGTCGCTGACAACGTGATACAACTCATGCACCAAGCTGCCGTGGTCTTCGTGGTGATTCTCGATCCAGATGAGTGCCCAGTTGCCGTGGCTCATGCACCAGGCGGCGGCTGAGTCGTCGGGGGCGTTCTCGGGATCATTGGCGTCCATCTCCATGAGGGCCGCACAACGCCTCAACGCCAACGACTGCGGGGTGCTGACGTAGAACTCTACGCGCAACCCGAAGGTGTTCTCGTTGACGGTGAAGCGGCGGGGCTTTTTCATGCGGGCAGGGCGGCCCTTTCGTAGCGGGCCTCGGGTGCCACTTTCTTGAGGTGGACGTTGATGTTGATTTCCGGCACCTGCTGCACGGCGGCGACGAGCTTGCAGATGTGCATGGGCGCGGCCCAGTTGTCGGCGTCGATGCGGCGGACATCCTCGTCGGTGTTCTCCAGCAACGTCCCGGCATCCATGACGAGGAACGCAGCGGCAGCTTCGTGCGACTCAAACGGGCCGTAAGCGCTGCGGCTGCTTTCGTGCTCGCCGGCCTCGGTGTCCACAATCCAATAGGTCTCGGTTTTCTTTTTCATGCCGCCTCCTTGAGCGTGCTGAACGCCGGTTGCCTCGGGTCGTAGCCTTTGACGTGGCGCCACAAGACGCAGGCGGCTTTGAACGCTTCCCAATGCGGGACCAGGCTGTCGTGCTTGTAGGGTTCGACGCGGCCGACTTCGGTGGTGCTGATGTAGACGTTGTAACCGTGGACGGTGTGCAGTTGGTCTTCGCCCCACTTGGCCACGGCATAAGCGGCGAGCTGCATGCCTTGGGTGTCGTATGGCCCGACCTTCTGCTTGGGCTTGGTCTTGCGCGTCTTGTAGTCGATGACCATGCGGTTGCCGTCCTTGTCGGTGCCAAGGGCATCGCAGCGGCCGGCGTAGCCGTATTCGTGGTTGACCAGGACAACTTCAATGTCGCTGTAGGTGATCTTGTTCTTCTGCTTCCAGTCCATCACCGGGGCGACATAGGCCCACATGTCCTCGGGGACTGCGCTCGGGCCTTCCATGAGCAGCTTTTCCAAGGCGTCATGCACCTTGCTGCCGAGATCGGCGGCGGCTGCAACCGGGGCTTTGCTGGCGCCGATGACCCGCTCGCAGAAATACTCAACGGTTT